AAAGTAGCAGACGAGAAACTGGCTAGTGTTTTTTAAGGTATGGTCAAAAGCGGTAGAAACGCGCTGATAGGTAACGTAGGTCTTGTCGGGCGCTTTCGCGTCCGGTGCCGCCATGTGATACAACTCTGATTCTAAACCCACCACTATCGGGTTCAGGTAGTCGTAAAGAGCTTTTTCTGGGCCAAGCCCATACGGTGGAGGTGCCATTATTTGCCCAGCGCCTCGTCTAATGCTTTAGAGATAGATTCAGTCACAATTTCGTGGATGCGGTCCTTATTTTCGACCCAGGCAGGCGTGATAAAAGGCCTCGCAGGCACCTTTATTGATGGATTGCTTGGGTGAGCATGTCCGTGCTCAATCATGTGAGCGTAGTAGGCGTCTCCCATAGGGCCGCCTTTAGCGCCTATCTCATCCTTCCTGGAAAAGGTCTTTACCTTCACGCTGTTCATCATTTTACCAGAGGCTATGGCTCCAATGGCGGCAATTTTGGCCCTTATTGCATCCGCCATCATTTGCGCGGCTTGCCTTACACCGGCACGAACAATTTTGCCTGCTATTTTTGGCTCTACGGCGGCTAGTTTTTTAGCGATTTCTACGCGATTAGGGAATTCTACTCGAATATTGTCGCTCATTTCGCCACCTTTGTTGCAATAACTTGCAACCCTTCCTTTCGGCCCATCTCTTCGATTCTTTCTATGCGGTAAATTTCACTAGCGTACCGGATAAAGTTTTTTTCGCTGACTGCCGTGGTGAATCTGATTATGAACGCGATGGTACGCTCCGACTTTGTTCTGTCTCCGTTGAATGTTTCGCTCCCTGCTACATCTCTGACTGCTGCCCACACTGTCGCCACTACCGAAGCACCTGCCACGTTGATGTGCGTGTTGGCCTCGCCTATGCCAGAATCGTCGGCGTTAGTAAGATTTACTATCTCAATTTTTCTATCGAGAGTGCCTGCGCGAATCATGGAAACCTAAAAAGCCTGTAAGGGTATAACATCCGTTCAAACGTCCTATCTGTTTTGCCAAAGCCTTGCCCTTGCACTTCGTCCTCGCGGTTTGAGTACATCGAGGCCGCGGCCATTTTAACGGCGTGTTTGATGCCCGCTGGCACGTCTGCTGCGGTTGCGTAGCCGCATGTGAAGGTGATTTCGACGGCGTTTATCTTATCAGAGTCAGTAATAGGCCACGTCTGAAGGGCGCTTGCTAAGGCTATGCGTGCAGGTTCTCGCTGGATGTCTACTTGGTAATCTGCGCCGCTCATAGTTACGGGTGAACCCGCGGAATCATAATAAACTACGCTGCTGACTGCCGTAATCGGAGCCATTGGAATCTCTATTTCGCGACAATCAGGGAACCAGTCTAACAGTAGTTTCCAGGTCTGTGGCCGCAGAGCCCGGTTGCAATACTTTTCTGCCTCTAGAGTGGCGGCTTCTACTAACGAGTTAAGAAAAGCATCCTCAGAGGTGTCAGACAACGTGTGGCGAATGTGAAGCTTCATCTCTGCAAGCGTCACAATCGCTGCCGTTGGTACTACGGTGTTGATTAACATCGTTAGCTCTCTTCACTCTCCGATTTTTTGTCTGCAACCGAAGCTTCTAGCTCCGTCGGAGTTTCCTCTTCTTGAACCTTGATTTTTTTAGTGGATTTTTTCTCCACCCCCATTGCTGGCGCAGGGTCTGCCTCAATTAACTCCGCAAAATTACCGTCTACTAGTGCTTTGCCTTCCTCTGTCGCTACCTCGTACACCTTGTCTTGGAGTTTGATGCCGAGAGGTGAGCAAGAAGTAGTTTTCATTTTAATTTTCATATTTTTCCTTATGGTAATTCACCGCCTTCTGGAATGGTCACTATGCCTTGTTGCGCTGAAGGTGGTAGCTGAGACGCATCTACTGTTTGGCCCGTATCTACCACGAAACCGCCCGCTACAAGGGCTGAAATTTCGGCAGTATTAGCCTCGTCCACATACATAAACTCGTCCTCTTTGAAACATCCTCGAGGAGAGCAGGATTTTTTTAACATCCTGAGTTTCTTGTATGCCATCGAGCACCAGTAGAGAAAAAGGGCATGGCGCATAGATTTCGCTACACGCCACGCCCCTCAGTCAATTATGGCTGCTTCATGCCACCGCCAAGAACGGCGAAGGCCGAAACGTCCAAGTTACCTGAGTCGTTGCCGGTTGGCGTGATGGTCAAACGGAGGTACCGCTTGGTCCCAATGTAGCCAATCTGCTTGAACACGTTGTCGTCGCCAAACGCGAAGTTCAGCGCAGACGCTACGGTTCCACCAACGAGGTCGGCTGCCGCTACTGCTGCCGCACCAGACATGCCGCTGTCGTTAGATTCCTCTAACGTGGCAGCGAATGTGGCGTTGGCATCAGTAAGGTCGCCAGTCTGGATGACGATTCCTACGCGGTCAAACCCTTGTCGGTCCAAAATCTGCGACACAATCGCAGAGGATGAGTTGGTTTGACGTACTGGAGAAATCAGTCGTCGGATTGCTAAGGTATTCAGAATGTCATTGCTCATGTTTTGCTCCTTTAATAATTATTCAACCATTAAGCGAGCTTCACACGAACGAACGCTTCTGCAAGTGCCGGCATTCCGTCCACTTCCTGACGTCCGATGAATCCAATCTGGCTATTGAGAGCGAAAAGCTCATTCAATCGCTGTACTTGGAAATTCATAGCTTCCGCGATGTGGTAGAAGCTGAAGTCCGCGAGGGCTCCAACGTACTGACCAGTCGTGAACGTGTTCGGCATGAACTCGCTGTACTTCACAGGAATGCCAAGCAAGCGGTCTGGCTCTCCTTCCCTCGTGCTCTCTGCCCAAATGTAGCGGTTTTCCGCATCCTTGAGCTTTGAAATACGAAGTACGGCATCCCGATGGAACATCCACGCCGCCTTACTCCAATACTGAGGCTTGAGGGTGAACTTTGCGTTCTTCAAGCCATCAATAGTTGGTGATGAGGTGGTGTTGTCTGTCGAAATGTCTCGGCTTGTAGGTACTCCAAGATTACTTGGAACCATGAAGCCAAGAGGTTGCGCCGCGCCACTACCGAGGATGAACGCTTTCTCTTCCGTGACTGCGAACTTGTATCCGAGTCTCTGAAGAACAAGCGTATCGGCAGGAACCGCTGAATTCTGAAGGAGCTTCATTGAAAGCTTCGCCAGTTTTGCCAGCATGTTCGGTGATAGCTCACGCTTGCCTACCTTCATTGCGGTATCTTCCTGAACAGTTCCTACTTCGGACGTCCAGTCAGAATCGCTCATGTCAGTGTCAAGCGTTGGGTAACCAAGTGAAGCCGCCTTCTCTAACTTGAAGATAGTCGCCATGCCGCGAAGCTGCACGGTGTCATCAACAAACTTGAGGAGAGTGCTCACGAACTGCTCGCGAGGGACCAAGAATCCACCGTCAGGCAGAGAACCTTGGCTCAAAGCACGAACTTCGTCCGCTTTGATAGCTTGTTCGCCTCTTACGAAGTAGCTCTGGAGGGCTGCGCGGTACTCTGCGCTATCTGTTCCAGACGACTTCTTCTCAGCGCCCTTGCCTGAGGAGGTCTGCTCGCTACCCATAGAGTTCAAAAGCGTTTCCGCCTTTTCCTGCTGTGAGTATCGCTTTGCAGTCTCATCGAGCTGGTTAGCCTCAGAGATGTACTTGTCATAGTTTGCTGATTCCTCGGAAGTGAGGGAACGCTTTTCAGCTTCCGCACGGTCGAGGATTTCACGGCCCTGGGACACGGCTTTCGCACGTTTCTCCAAGAGCTCCTTAACGTAGTTGCTCATTTGAATTCTCCTAAATGTTTTATTCGTGCGACCAAAGGGCCACGGTGCCAATCAAAGGACTGGCATTTCGAGCGTATCAGGAGGTCTAGCTTCTGACTACTGGAGAAGAATGTCGGCCAGCTTGTAGCGGCGCTCTAGGATGTCCAGTTTTGCCCGTAAAGCGACAATCTGGGCACCTTTTTCCTTCTCTTCAAACGCCCATTGAGTCTCCACATCTTTTAGGAGCTCGTCGGTGCTTCTGGAGGATACGCTGGTATCTGTGTAGGCAGGGAAGGCAGTAGGTGACACCTCAATCAGCTCAACTTCCTCAAGAGTTCTAAGGTGAGGAGCGCCGTTTTCTCCTCGTGTCCACGAGTCTTTTTTTACCCTGAACCCGAAGCTCACTCCCGTCACAAACCCTTGTTTAATGAGGGTAAAGGCGTCTCGCCCCTGTGTGGTGTCAGGCAAAGAGAGGTCAAAAGCCAACCCGCGCTCGTCTTCCGTTAGTTTCAGGGAGCCGTTAGTGGTGCGCCCGATAACCATGTCAGGATTGTGAGACCACAGGGCTCGAATGTCGTTGCTGAGGCTGGAGCGAAACGCACCAGGAGCAATCTTCTCAATCAGTCGCTCTGTGATGCGGGCCTCTTTGTTAAACACCGCCGCATAGCCGCCTACCTTGCGGTCGGCTTCTTCTGTGCGTATTTCGTCTACTACGTGGTAGCGCTTTTCAATTTTGTCCGCCATTGCCATCCCCTAAGAGAGAAAATACATCGTCCGCTATGCGCTTGGTTCGCGCCTCTATCTCAATGCCTTTTAGTATGTCACTCCTAAGCTGTTCTGCGTAGACCGCTTTCGCTTTCGATAGGATAACGTGCCGACCTGCCTCATTCCAGCTTCTTTGTCCTGCTTCCTCTTTCGCTGATAGAACTGCCTCAACTAACTCGGAAATCATTTCATCGTTGCGTTGTATCAAAATGTTGATGCCGGACTCGCCCATGTTGGTGCGTCCGTCTACGGTCTTGTGTTCTTTAGTAGCAATGCGCCTTGCCATAATTTCTAGCAAAGGTCGCAGGGTTCGGTTGACGTTCGGCACATTAGTTTCGGGCTCCTGCTGTTTCCCTGCCGGGGTCCGTGGAGGTTGTGCTCCTGGCTCATTTTGTGTTTGCGGAGGCTCGGAGGCATCTTGCATGTTCATCGGAATGAGGTAGGTATTTCCTGCCTGGTCGTCTAGCGGATTCATTTCCTCTAGCGCTCTCCATTCGTTAGCGTTGATGATTCCGTTCTGCCTTTCGATTGCAAGTTTTTGCGCTCGTGCAAGCCCATCGCCTCGTAGAAAGGCATTCGCGTTGAACTTCACGAAGTATTCTTTCTGCTCCTCTTCGGAGAATAAAGCGCACTGGATGCACGATTCCCACAACGTGAGCCAAGGCATCATGGTGTAACTAACAAAGTCTATGCTCTGCTGCTCGATGTTTGAGAAGGTTGCTCTCTCTAAGTCTCCGCCCATGTGGGGAGGCACTTGGAAAATTCCGAAAATCTCGCTGCGCTTAAACTTCATCGAATCAAGCCACTGAGCTTGTTCATTGCTCATGCTTATAGGCTTGTAGTCCATGCCTTGCTCTAGGATTCCTGTCTTGCCTGCGTTATCACTCCCTGTGTACTGCTTCTGCCAGCTTGCTCGAATGTTCTCTATTGACTTCGGGTCCAGCTTGCCAGGTACGGTGAGAATGCCACCGAATCGCGCTCCGTTCTTAAATGACGATGAACCGTGCTTGTCCATGGAAATTGCGGAACCGATAGTTTCCATCATTTGGTCTATTGGGCTCAGTCCCGTAATGCCGTCTGCTGAAAGGTCTTTAAGATGGAATACCTCATCGCGGCTGAATGTCACTTTCGCGCCTTTGCCGAAATAATCATATACCACTGCGCCAGCCTCTTCCCTCGGCACGACGAGGTCAGGATGGAGTGGGCGGAGGGCTTTTATTTCGCCTCGACGACCCATGACAATGTACGCATAGGCGTTGCCTCGGAGACAGAGGCGCGCTTGCATCATCTGCTTAAATTCAAAATAGGTCTGGATTGGATTGGTTCTATCGTAGTGGAAAAGTTTTTGAAGAGGGTGGTCCTTTGCTACCTCTCGACCGTTCTCGCCTACCTTCCTGTAGACGTTCAGAGGCATAGTAGCGAGGGCGCGTGACAGAATTTTGACACAAGTGTAGACCGCTGCCACCCGCATTGCGGTCTCAGTAGTGACTACCTCGCCGCTACTCGATACCGGAACCGCCCAATAATCAGCACGTCCAAGGTTCTCTGCCCGTTTGCTTCCCGCGAATAAGCCTTTTGCATAGCTCCACAGACCCATGAGTCCCTCGTTATCCAACGAAAATTATTCCGCGCTCTGCGTACACGCTCCCGCCTCCAACGTGCCGCATGGCTCGGTCGATTGCCATAATCAACGCCACTGCTCCGTCGATTTTGTCCGTGCTCTTTCGTTTGGACGGTTTTATATCTCCGGCTGCGTTCTGCTCTACGGTAACATTAGCCAGGTTCCAGCGTAACACCTTGTTTCCACCGTGGTGTATCCGTTTCGTCAAGACTAAGCCCATGAGTTCCTTCGTTGGTGCGCTCATACTGCCGAATCCTTGGCCAAAAGGCACCATGATGTATCCCTTTTGGTCTAGGTTGATGGAGGTCTGAGATGCGTTCCAGCGGTCGAACGCTATTTCTTTCACGTGGACCTGCTCATTGCGGTCGTCAATTAGTTTTTCAATGTATGCGTAATCTGTCACCGCGCCTGGAGTCGTGTGCAAGAGGTTTTCTGCTCGCAAACCTTTGTATAGCTCCTTCTCAGCTACCTTTTCCTCGGGCAGGAAGTAATCCAAGAACGCATAGAACTCTGGCAGGCCGTTAGGTTGAGGCCGCGCAAAGACCGTGGCCATAGCGGTCATGTCCTCACGCGAGGAGAGGTCGAGCGCTACGAAGGCATCCTCACCTGCAAAGGACTCAAACTTGAGTTGCACATCTCCGCACTCCTCCCACTTCTTCATGGGCATCCAGCGTATGTCCTGCTCTGTCCAGATGTTCAAGTCGAGGCGCTTAAAAGTGTTTTCATAAGCCGGATTGTTTTTTGCCTTCTCGCACTCGGCAATCATGTACTCAAGGCGCTTGCTGACTCCGAGGTTCGGATTCGCTTTGTACCAAGTCTTCGGGTCAGTCCAGTCGTCCTTGTCGTCCGCTGCAAAGATGCACGGATAAAACCTGTAGTCGGTAATTGACCCTTCAATCAATCGTACTGCATAGAAATGTTTCTCCCAGCAGATAGAATTGCGGTCGTATCCTGCCGTGGTGAGGTAAACGGTGAGAGGTTGTTTTCTCGCTGATGTCGAAGTGAGGAGCACGTCTACAAGTTCGCGGTCAGGTTGCGCGTGAAGCTCGTCGACGATGATGCCGCTCAAGTTCTTACCGTGCTTTGTATATGCGTCAGAACTGATGACTTGATATTTGCTGGCTGTCTCGTAGACGCTCATCGCTCTGCGGTAGGCTTTCGTCCGTGACTGGAGCTTCGGGTTAGTAACAACCATCTGCTTCGCTACGTCGTACACCAGCGCCGCTTGCTCAGTGTCCGCTGCTGCACTCACTACCTCAGCTCCAGCCTCTCCATCCGCATAGAACAGGTAAAGAGCAAACCCTGCGGCAAGGAATGACTTGCCGTTCTTTCGAGGAACTTCGATGTAGACTTCTCGGATGACGCGCAGGTCCTCGCCTGTCATCCAACCAAACACGCGCTTGATGATTTTGCGCTGCCAGCGTTCGAGTTTAAGTTTCTCGCCAGCCTTCTCGCCTTTGACGTGCGTGATATACTTCTCGAAAAAGGTCAGCGCGAGCTTGGCCTTCTTCCACGAGAAATACATTTCCTTGTCATCGCAGACTTTCCTAATCGCGGAGACCGAGTGGGTCATCTGGGTCAGCCTCCTCACCGCCGTTCAATATCGCGATAACGCGAGTACGGCTTGAGGGGGTCATTCCAAACTGAGCTTCTAACTTGAGCAGGTTTACCATGGCCCTGTCCCGGATGGTGACCTGCGGTAGAACGCTGATATATTTTGGCGTCCCGTCCTCATGTCGTAGGATAAAGAAATAATTCCGCCCTGCGATTTGCCGCTGCATCTCATTGTATTCTAGGGTTAGGTCGATGTACCGGATGAAAGCAGGAATATCGATTAAGGTCAGCGTACCAATACGCACCATTTCGGGCGCTAAGGCATCCCAAACCAATCTTTGCTGAGGGGTCAAGGGCACAGGGGGTTCCACCCCGCAAAGGCGAGGCCTGGGCTCAGCAGGGTTCATTTGGTAGGGCTTAGAAATGCCCTCCAGCTCTCTTATAGCCCTCGGCTTAGGTGGTTTGCCTCTCAATCCCATGTTCTACACCCGCCCTTCAAAATCTGCGCTCGCGTGTAAATGAC